GGGGTACAGAGCGGATCGCCGCTGGCGGGGACCAGAAACTGGCCGCCGCTAGCGCTGAGCCGCATGAAATGGCTCATCCCGACATAGTGCAGCAGTGAGCCGCGATAGCCGAGTTGCACGGCATTGCGTATCAGCCGCGCAGGCGCCTGATTGGTGGCGTCGTCATAGGCGGTCGCCATGGCAAGCCCATGCGGCGGGACCACCACATCGCCGATCTCCAGCATCGCGCGGTGGCCTTCGCAAGCGATCGCGCTCATCTCGGCCCAGCCCTCGGCAGGCGCGGCCAGCGGCGCGGTGCTGCCTGCGACATAGCTCGGCGCGACCAGCGAAATGAACATCCGGTCGATGTCGGCGGGGTGGACCGGATCGGCCTCGGAGGGGAGCAGGAACCCGCCGCTCAGGTTCGAGAAGTCGAGCGTGATCTGGGCATCGCTGGCTGAGCCTTCGGCATAGTTCCACAGCCGCACATACCAGGTACGCGGCTGCCCGGCAGCATCGCGGCCTTCGATTGTCAGGGTCGGCCCGTTGACGGCGTTGAGCGCCAGCACGCCGCCTGATTTCCAGCGGAACTTCAGCGTGGTGCGCGCATAGTCGCGGCGGGTTTCATAGGCCAGCAGCGGATGGTCGAACCGGTCCACGCTGTCCCAGATGATCCCGGCAAGATCGCCTTCGCGCAGGAAGGTTGCGTCCACGCGCAGCGCATCGGGCGCGTCGGTGGTCAGCGCGGCCATCATCGGGCGCGGGAAGTTGACCGTCCAGAAGCGCGGATCGAAACGCTGGATCCAGTCGCTGTCCTGCCCCTCGCGGGTTGCGGCAAGCCAGAAGGCCATCGTGATGCTCCCTAAGCGTCGTAGAGCGCGCGGCGCACGGCGCTGGCGACCTGGCGGCTGGAGCGTTGCAGCGCTTGCGGGGCGCTGGTTCCGTGCGGTGCGGCGATTGTGATATTGACTTTGACGTCGCGGGCAATGCGGCCCAGCGAGGTCTCGATCCGTCCGGCGCTGGTCGGCACGAACAGTTCGGGGCCGCGCTCACCCACCATATAGCTGCGTCCGGGCGCAACTGGGCCGCCGGTTGCGCGGCCGGGTGAGCCCAGCAGCGAGGTAAACAGGCTGCCGATATTCATCAGCGTACCCATCAGCCCGCCGCCGCCTCCGCCACCGCCGGAACCGCCCAATCCGATCGAATTGAACAGGTTGTTGAGCGCGCTCTGGGCAATCTGGTCGATCACGTTGAGCGCAATCTTGCGCAGATCCTCAAACCCCAGCGAGCCCTTGCGCAGCGCCGACATCAGCCCGCGTTCCAGCGCATTGCCGGCCTGGGCAAAGCCATCGACCAGGGTGCTGTCGAACGTGCCGCGCATCGCCGCGACATCGGAGGCGAAGGCCTGGGTATTGGCCCTGACTTCAAGCATCAGGGTATCGACCGGATCGGTCATTATCGCGCTCCATCATGCGGTTAAGGTCGTCGCGGGCCAGGGGCTGGCCTTCTTGCGAACCGGGCGAAAGGATCGAAACCAGCTCGGCCGGGGTGGCCGCCCAGAAGTCATCGGGACGCCAGCCCAGCGCCTGCGCCGCCAGCCCCGCCAGCCGCAGCGCGCCGGGGCCGAAGTGCTGGCTCATTGCGGATCGGGGCCGGCTTCGCCCTGCAGGATCTGGCCCAGCAGCGCGCGCAAAGGCTGGCTGGCGGCGGCAAGCCCGCAGGCCATCACCGCCTCGCCCACAGCGTCGCGGCTGAGGTCCGCCCGATCTGCCAGGCAGTGCCAGAATAGCGCCGCCATCTCGGCCAGACGAAGCTGCCCCGCCCCAGCGCGCTCAACCAGCGCGAAGAGTGGGCCCAGTTCTTCCTCGGCCGCGACCAGCGCGGCGAAACTGGGGCGGAGCAGACGCGGCAAACCGGCCACGACCAGCGTGGCTTCGCCGCGAAACGGATTGGCGGGGCGGCTCATACCGAGGCAACCGCGCCAGAGCTTTCAAGCTGCAGCGTGTAATTGCGCTCGCCGTTGAAATCGCCCGAGTAGTCGAGTTTCTGGACCAGGAACTTGCCTTGCAACTTCTCTCCGTCTTCAAAGCTCAATTCGTAATCGTCGAGCGTGCCGTTCATGGCATTGGCGCGGACCTGGGCCTCGGCGGCACTGCCAAGGAAAATCCCCGCCGCGCTGACCGAAACCGAGCGCACGCCCGCGCCTGAGAGCATCTCGCGCCAGCCGCCGCTCTCCTTGGTGGTGATCACCACCGGATCGCCGGCAATCGACATCTGCGTGGTGCGCAGCCCCGCGACTGTGCGGTAGACGGCGGGGGTGGCGCCGTCGGAAATCTTGAGCAGGAAGGCGCTGCCTTTCTGGGCGGTCATAAGGAGACTCCTTTCAGTCCCCCTCCCGCTTGCGGGAGGGGCTAGGGGTGGGCCATTCGGGCGGCAGGACAGGCCCACCCCCGACCCCTCCCGCAAGCGGGAGGGGGGAAGGATTGCTGTCAGTCCGCCAGCAGGCGGAAGCGATATTCGATCAGCACGGCGCGAGTATTGGCGCCGCGCTGTTCGGCGCGGGCGCGCAGGAACTGGGCGGTGATCACGCGGAATCCGGTTTGGTCGGGCGGCAATGCAGCGATCCGCGTCTCGATCGCGGCGGTCAGACTGGCCGCGCTGCCCGGCTGGTCGCCCCGGCAATGCAGCTCCAGCGCAATCCGGACCTCGCGGCCGCGCACATCCTTGGCGCTCCAGTCGGCGCTGGCCGAGGCTGCGACAGCGAGCCAGGGCAAAGCGGTGCGCGAGGGGGCTTCCTCGACAATGGCATTGAGTTGGCCGGACAGCGCCGGATCGGCGGCCAGCCAGGCCAGCAATGCAGCACGCAGGGGCACTTCCATCGGCACTATCCTTTGGTGAACTGGGGCCAGAGCACAGAGGCCTTGCGCCAGCGTGCGGCAGGATTGCGGCGTTCAAGCCGCAGCTCCTCGATCCGCGCCTGGGCGATTGTTTCGGCAAAAGCGGTCAGCCGCAGGGCTGCCGCCGCGAAATTGGCGCTCATGCCAGCCGCATCCGTCGCCAGGGCCGCCACAGCGCCGCGACTGCGGCGGGCGGCATCGCGGCCAGCGCAGACTCGTCCTCGCGGGCGCGGTATTGCGATGCGGCCAGGCGCAGCACTCCGTGACGCAGGCCGTCGGGCAGGCTCGCCCAGTCGGCAGCAAGGCCGGCGGTGAAGCGCACCGCAACCCGGCCCGCGCTGCCCGGGTTGCTGACCCGGACCAGCCCGCCGCCATCGGCGTCGAGGTCGATTGCATAGTTGGCCACCGGCAAGGCAAAGCGCGCACCATCGGCGGGCAGGCCGTCGATTGCGGTGATCGCCTGGACCGGGCGCGTGCCCAGCACTTGCCACTCGCAGCTGGCGGGCAGCACTTCCTCGCAGACTTGCTGCAGCGGCATCAGTCCGGTGAACTGCTCGCACAGCTCAAGCACTGCACCCAGCAACGCGCTCAGCTGCGCGTCGTCCTGCGCGGTGGTGATGCCGAGCCAGTCTTTCAACTCGGCGAGCGCCGCCGGTGCGAGCACGGCAGGCGTGACAATTGCCCGCTTCATGGCGGTCTCCATCTGATGATCGGGAAAAGGGGGCGCCCGCGCCGGGGAAGGGGCGCGGGCGCGGGGGCTGGCCGGGAGGGGAGCCAGCCCATTTTCTTGCCGCCTCACGGCGGAGCAACACCGGCCCACTCCCCCGGCCCGACCATCCATCGATGGTACCCTGTGGGTGGTCGGGCCGGGGGAGTGGGCCGGTGTTGCCGGGTTCGGGCCGGAGGGCCCGAACCACCAAGCTTAGACAGAGATTCTCAGCAGCTTGATCGCGTCGCTATCCAGCACCTGCCCGCCGATCCGCTTGGTCGCGTAGAAGTTGACGTAGGGCTTGTTGGTATAGGGATCGCGCAGGATCGAGGTGGTCCGGCGTTCGGCGATAATGTAGCCGTTCTTGAAGTTGCCGAAAGCGATCGGCAGCGCGCCCGCCGCAACATCGGGCATGTCTTCGGCCTCGATCACCGGATAGCCGAGCAGGCGGGCCGGGGCGTTTTCGTAGATGCCCGGCTGCCACAGGAACGAACCGTCGGCGGCCTTGAACTTGCGCACTGCAGCCAGGGTCTTGGTGTTCATCACGAACACCGCGCCCTGCCGGTGCCCGGCGCGCAAGGAGTGGACCAGGTCGATCAGTACCATTTCGGGCGAAGTGCCAAAGCCGGAAGCATTGCCAGAAACGACATGCTGGAGCGTGCCGAACGGACGGGTCGCGTCGCCAGTCAGCGCGGTCGGCTGCGTCAGAAAGCCCTTGGGCTGGTTGGTGCCGCTGCCATTGATAAAGGCCGCGCCCTCGGCCCGGGCGAATTCAGTCGCGATTTCACCCGCGAGCCATTCTTCCAGATTGAAGGCGGCATCATCAAGCATCGCCTGGCTGGCCGAAGGATTGGCATAGAGCTCGCCCGAGGGCGGCACGATTTCGTTGAACTTCGACGTGGTGGTTTCCGGACGCGCGCCGGTCTCGCTGACCCAGCCCGAACCGGCGGTGCTGTTGGTGATCAGCTTGCGATAGCCCGCGGTGCCGGTCTGGACGACCTGGGCAATCGCGCGGAACGGGCTGACGGTCTTGAGCTGGGCGGCGATCAGCTCGTCGATCTCGCGCGGCACGGCAAAGCCGCCGTCGGCAGCAACGCCGCCGGTGACCGACTTGAGTTCGGCAGTGCGGCCCATCCGCAGGTAGCCATCGACGAAGCCCTTGAGCTCAGGGCTGGTCGCAGCCGCGCCGCCAAGCGCCGGACGCGGCGAACGGCCGATCCGCTCGATCCGCGATTTCACTTCCTCAACGTCCGAGCGCAGCGCGCCCAGCGCCTGTTCGGCCGCATCCTGGCGGGCGACAATATCGAACGAGGCGTCGAGCGCCGCTTCGGGCAGTTCATTATCCATGGGGCAGGTACCTTTCGTGTTGGTATCGGGGAGTGGGTCTTCAAGAAACCAGATGAACCCGTGCGCCGTGCTGCATCGGGTGCGAAACCAGGCTGACCTCGAACAGATCAACCTCGGTCAGCTCGCGGCCTTGGGGACCGTGCGAGAACTGGCGGGCGCGGTAACCGAACGAGAGCCCGGTCACTTGCCCGCGCTTGAGTGCGGCGGCAGCCCCGCCATCGGGATTGTCGAGACTGGCGACAATGCGCAGGCCCCGGTCGTCCTCCTTGACCTCTTCGATCCAGCCGATCCGCTGATCGGCGCGGTGCTGCCAGAACAGCGGCAGCGGCTCGCGCCGATCGGCCAGGGTGCGCTGGAATGCCCCGCGCCGGATCGTGTCGCGCCCGGCGTCGGCACGATCGAACAAGGCGGCGTAGCCCGCAAAGCGCAGGCTCACTTGAGCAGGCCCACCGTGCCGGTGCGATAAGCAATGCCGACCAGCAGCAAGGCGAGGACGCCGCGCACCACCCAGGCGACCGCCGCTTTCCACGCGGAGGCCTTGGCATCGCGCCAGGCCTGGAGCAGCTGGCGCAGCTCGGACAGGTCGGCATGGGCGGTGGGATCGTCGAGGCCCATCCGGGTCAGCACCCGCTCGGCCCCCAGCTCGCTCGCTTCCTCGATCATCGCGCGCAGCGTGACCAGATCGGCGCCTTCGTCCGCGGCCTGGGCGACCAGCCGCGCGACCATTTCGTCTCTGTTCATGAAATGTTCCTTCAGGCAGCAGGAGCGAGGCCCAGCAGGGCGCGCTTTTCTTCGTCGGACAGGAATGTCGCCGCGCCGACTTGCGCCCACAGCTTTTCGCGGTCGTCAGCCAGCGCGGGGACCTTGTCGAGATCGATGGCGAGGCGCTCTTCGGGGAACCAGGTGACCAGCCCCTCGGCCAGCGCGCCGAGCACTTTGCTGGCGAGCGGCAGCAAGGTCAGCCGCCACAGCGCGCGGTTGGCCTCGCGGTAATTGGCATAGGTACTGTCGCCCGGCAGGCCGAGCAGCATCGGCGGCACGCCAAAGGCCAGCGCGATATCGCGCGCGGCGGCGGCCTTGAGCTCGGCAAAGTCCATGTCGGCGGGTGAGAGGCTGAGCGCCTGCCACTTGAGCCCGCCTTCGAGAAGCATCGGCCGCCCGGCATTGGCATGCCCGGCATAGGCCTCGGCCAGCTCGGCTTTCAGCCGTTCGAACTGATCGGGGGCGAGCGCCGCGCCATCAGGGGTGTCATAGACCAGCGCGCCAGAGGGCCGCGCGGCGTTTTCCAGCAGCATCCGGTTCCACAGCGATGCGGCGTTGTGGGTCGCAATCGCCTCGTCGGCGGCGGAGAGGCAGCCCGCGCCATAATGGTCGTCGGCGGGGTGGAAATGGCGGATGTGGATCACATTGGGCGCGGCGCTTTCATCTAGCAGCGGGATCGACAGCGTGCGTTCGCCGACTTTGTAGGCCAAAGCCTCGGGCCAGCCATCGCTGCCTGCCACCACCGAAACCCGCTCGGGCCGCAGCGCATAGAGCTCGACCGGACGGCCCGCGCCGTCCTTGACCAGCTGGACATAGGCATTGCCGTGGAGCAGCAGCTGGCTGGCCAGCGTCTCAAGCAGCGATTGCCCGGCACTTGTCGCGCCGACCAGCGCAGCCAGCTCCGGATCGCACGGGCCCAGCGGCGCCCCGCCAATCCCCTCGGCCACCAGCCGAACCGCGCGCTGCGCCACCGGGTTCTCCAGATAGGCGCGCCGCACCGAACGGGCATAGTCGAACGGTGCCTTGGGATTACCCAGGTCGCCATAGAGCCAGGGCGAAACAAATGTGCGCGCCAAAGGCACGCGCGGCCCGCCGCCCTTGAAGGCGGCAGCCAGCGATTGGAGGAAGGACATGCTGCTTTTCCTTGGTTTTGAATCTTGGTAGGCACTCGAAATGGGCAAGAGGTCAGGCTTTCCGCACCGCGACGATGAATTGGAAAAGCTCAGCTTGGCGGGCCTTCAGTCAGAACTTGCGCGCCTTCGGATTGGTTTGAAATTCGCGCCTTCCCCAAAGATGGCGAAGCTTTGGCAAAAGCAGATTCATTGGATTGAAGCGGAAATTGCCCGCCGAGACTGACTGTCACCCCACCCGAATGCGCGGCACCCCCCGCTTACCCAACACCAGCTCCGTAACCGCCCAAACCAGCGCATCCGCCCGGTCCGGCGATCTGCCCGGCCCCTGATAAGCCCCGCCGGCCATCAACCCGCAAAGCTGGTCTTCCAGCTTGGGGAAGGTCCCCACATGCTTGACCCGGCCGACTTCGTAGAGCGCCGCCACAGGCTCGGCGCGGGCGGTTTTGCCCTTGCTGGCGTGAACCAGCTTGAGCGGCAGCGAAACATCGGCGGCGCGCAGGACGCTGGCGACCATGTCTCCGCCCTGGTTAGCCTCGGCGATCACCCGGTCGGCGGACCAGGCCTGGGCGACCGCCGCAACCTTGCGGGCCCAGCGTTCGGGGCTGGGCTTTTCCAGGCTGCAATCGGCCAGCACGCGGGCCGTGCCGTCTTCATAGAGCGCGGCGACCACGATCCCGCAGGCATCGCCCCGGCCCGAAACCGGCGGATCGACTGCGACCACGGTGCGGACCGGACTGCCGGAACAGGCCGCCTCGCGGCACTGTTCCAGCAGGGCGCGGGTCCACAGCGCGCCTTCAATATCTTCGAGCAGCTCGCCATCGAGTTCCTGCCGTCCCAGCGCGGTTTGGCCGAATTCGCGCTTCATCGCCTTGATAAAGCGCGGCGGCAGGTTGCGGCCGTTGTCTTCGGTCCGGCCGCGCGTGATTGCAATGTCCTGGTGAGCGACCAGCCGGGTCAGCAAAGGCACCGCGCGCGGCGTGGTGGTGGCCACCACTTGCGGGCTGTCGCCCAGCCGCAGGCCAAGCAGCAAATTGTCCCAGGTGCTTTCAGCCTTGCCGCCGGCATTGTCCCACTTGGCAAGCTCGTCACACCAGGCATGGCTGTGTTGCGGCCCGCGCAAACTTTCGGGCTCACCAGCCGAATAGAGCGTGGCCTGTGCGCCGTTGGGCCATTGCAACTGCCGCTTCGACGGCTCGTATTTCGGGCGCTGGCCGTGCGGGGCGACGGCCATCAGTCCG